ATCGTAGAGTTCTCTATCCCCGCGCAAAGACTAATTATTGAAAAAAAGTTGTCTTTTACCTATCTTATCTTCTTGATTAGAACAGTTAAGAACTATCAAGTTCTTTTCGAAGATCTTATACAAGAAGACATAGAAAGAAAATTGATAGAGAAGATCATTGAACAAAAAATGAAAGTTTCTGAGATAAACGTTCTTTCTCAAATTCTTACCACCTCTGAAAATCTGGTTGAGAAAAGAGAATTTTTAGAGAATAAGGAAATGACATTAAAGGAATTGATTTTAAGAACTGGTGAAAGAGAAAAACAGGATTTACTTGAATTTTATAAAAAGCTGATTTCTTTTGAATTAGAAATTTCTTTGATGTTAGAAAAACGTTATCCTTTAGAAGAGGAATATAAAAATAAATTAGAAGTTATAAAGGAAAGAATTGAATCTCTTTTATTATGAAGATATGTATACCCTCAAAAAACCGAGCAGAGACGATTAAGACTCATCTATTCTTTAATCCAAAGGATGTCTTAATTTTTGTTGAACCTCAAGAGGTCCGAAAATATCAGATCTTCTGCCCTGAGTATACTATAGTAGACATATTAAAATCAGACCAAGGAGTTTCTTATGCTAGGAATTACATTTTAGATTATGTTAAGGAGGATAAATTCATTATGGCTGATGATGACATTAATTATTTTGGATCAAGGAACAAAAATGGAAGATATGATAAAATGTATGATCTTAAAGAAATGATTAAAGACATAGAGGAAAAACTTGAGGAACACTGGGGCTGTTCGATTCCATCTAATGTGTTTGCTTTTTTTGAAAATCAAAATAATAATCAAAAACGATATTATGTCAATAAAAAATCTTTAGTTTCTTTTTATGGTCTAAATAAAAAAGAGATAAAGAAGAACGATATACATTTCGATAATCAATTAGAAATAGATGACATTGATTTCAGTGCCTTAATTATTCTTCATGATGGAAAAATTAGTTCTGATTATAAATATGCAATGTCTCATGATATGAGAACACAAGGGGGTATTATGTCTATGAGAAAATTAAATTCGTACAGTGTAGATTTAACAATCAGAGAACATATAAAACAATTATCAAATAAATATGGTGCAGAATTTGTAAAGTACACACATTCAAAAGAAGGGTATGTTCATTCATGTACAATCAATTTTGATTTGTTAATAAAGAGAAAAGAGATAGTTAAAAAGAACTATGAGGAATATTTATTAAATAAATAAACCCCTTCTAAGCGTTTAATTATTTCTTAATGATAATATATGCCTATTTATAGTTAATCTTTCTCTATAAGAGTTCTAAAGCGTTTAAACAACCATTCTATAAGACATTCTTAACAGTAATCTAAAGAAACTAAGCCCTCCCTTCAATATTTATTTTTTTCTAACATTTTGTATATGTTTCTACCTTTTTACTATTTGCATAAATAGTAGTAAAATAAATACAATATACAAAAGTTTCATTTTAAAAACGGGACTAAATTGTTTGTGCCAGAAAAAGCTGATTCATTATTAATTCAAAAAAAATATTAAAATAAATTTCAAACCTTTATGGCTATATACACCTTTTTAACAGATATCTTTAAAAGAAACAAAAAAGAAACCTCTCAAAAAAACAGACCTGAGAAAGAAAAGAAACAATTGTCTCTTAAAGACATGATGTCTGAGCTTGGGGTTAGAACTGAAACTACTATAGGAACATATCAGGAAGAAGAGAGACCAGACAAACTAACTATTGATAATTATATTCAGATGCAAGACAATGATGGAACTGTTAGAGCGATTACAAGACTGTTTGCACTTCCTTTACAATCTACTCCTATAAAAATCATGCCGGGTGAGAATGATAAAGGAGAAAGAGACTTCATCGAATCTGTTTTCCTTGGTTCTCCTAAGTCTGGCGGAATGTCTACTCCCCTCCCTTTCGTTATTTCTGATATGACTAGGGCTATTTTCGAAGGATTTCGTTTTTATGAAAAAGTACCTCAAGTTATTAAGGAAGGAAAATACAAAAACAAGATAGGTTGGAAAAAGCTGGCGCCGAGGGACGCTAAAACAATGACATTAAGATCAGATAAGAATGGAGGATATATGGGAGGTCATCAACAAGCAACTTTTGGATCGAAATCTGTGAATGTAAATATTCCACCAGAAAAAAGTATGCTTTTCACTTTCCAAAAAGAAAGACATCCTTTATATGGAGAATCGATTTTAAAAACTGCTTGGTATCATTATGATAAAAAACACAAACTATACTATTTAGCACATAAGAAAGCAGAAATAGATGCAGTAGGGTTAAAGGTATTGAAATTAAATAAAGCTTTCTCTGAAACAGAAGTATCGAAAGCAGAAGATGCTGTAGATAATATAGGTGCGAACACTAGAGTAACATTACCTCCTGGATTTGATTTAGAAGTTGATAGATCTCCTAGTGGTTATGATGTTCTTAAGTTAATCGAACATCATGATACTCAAATAGCCTTATCAACTCTTACTCAAGCGTTGGGAATTGGTACAAAATCTACTTATAACTACCCGTATGGTAAAGGACATGCTACTCAAACAGAATATATTATTCACATGTTGCATTCTATAATGAAAAACATGGAAGACACTTTAAATTATTGGGCAGTAGCTCCTCTAATAGATTGGAATTATGCAAGTGGAAGTTATCCAAAAATTAAATTAATGCCTTTGAAAGACAATGTACAAGAATTCTTACTTAACATTTATGAAAAACTTATAACGAAAGACCCAACTACCTTTATGTCCCCTGCATTTGCTGAAAAATTAAGTAATGAAGTAGCTGAAAGACTTGGTATACCTATTAAAGAAAACGGTAAAGAAGGAGCACTAAAGGCTTTTGAGACTGGTAAGATAAAGGAGTATGATAAAAAGAAAAAACCAGCAGTACCAACTCCTGAAGAGATAAAAGAAGAAATTAAAAAGAAATCAATTTCTCTTCAAGAAGATCCTTATTTCTTAGAAAGATTTGAATCAATGGGTAGAAATTATGCTATAGAGCATTTAAATCGAAGTTAAACATTTTTTAAGTGTAATGTTATTAAAAATATAAAATCGTCGAAAATTTTTATTACATATACTATAAGTTTACACATTAAAAAATAACTGTTATAATATAAATATATATGAAAAATTTCAATTTTAAATTAGACATTGTCAAAACGTTAGCCGATATTAAAACAGGCGATCGAGTGATTGTCGGTTATGCGTCAACTTTCGATGTTGACACAGACGATGCACAAATAACACGTGAAGCATTGGAAGGTGCAAAAGATGATTTACTAACGTATTCAACTGTATTATTCAATCATGATATGGATAGACCGATTGGAAAAGTAGTTGATACCACAGTAGATGATGTAGGTCTTCTTGTGAAAGTCATATTGTCAAAGGAAGAAGACGAAATATGGAAAAAAGTTAAGGAAGGTATAATTTGTAAGTTTTCAATTCAAGGTCGAGCATTAGAAATTAGAGATGTAGAAGGTGAAGAATCTTTACTACGTCAAATTACTAAAATTAAATTATATGAAGTTTCGTTAGTTTCAGTACCAGCCAATAAAGGAGCAGAAACGATTAGTTATTGGATAGCTAAATCATTAAATATGTCAGATTTAGAAAAAGGTATAGTTTCAAGACATATAACGATTAAAGCAGAGGAAAACAGAAAGTGGAATGAGACTTCAGCTATAAAAAGATTAAAAATATGGGCATCTTCAGATGGTTCGGGAGAAAAAGAAAAAATTGATTGGTCTAAATATGCAACAGGATTTGTTTGTTTTAATAAAACAGATAAAGAGAATTTCGCCTCTTATAAATTACCACATCACGATATAGTCGATAACAAACTTGTAGTTGTTTCAAAAGGAGTGACTAAAAGTATGACTATGTTAAATGGTTCTATAGAAGAGAACGATACAAACGAAGAAAGAAAAGCTATTTATGATCATATTGCTAGACATTACGTACAATTTGGAAAAGATGCACCAGAATTAGTTAAAATTATTAAAAATGAAGAAAACGAAGAAAAAAAAGTCGAATCTTCAATAAAAATAAATAAAAATATGAATGAAATATTAGAAAAGTTAAAAGCTATCTTAACTAAAGAAACAGTAGATAGTGTTCGTGAAGGTTTAAATGACCTTATAAAGAGTATTGAAATACAAGAAGATTTGATATTAAAATTGGAAGTAGTAGCTGGAAAGCTTACTGGAGAAGATAAAGAAGTGATTGATACTGCAATTAAAGCTTTGGCTGAAAGAAAAAACGAATCAAACATGGAAGTATCAGATAAAAAATCTTTTGATTTCGATGATGAAACAGATGAAAGACCAGTATTTCAATTAAATGGAAGTTTATCAGAAATTGAATTAGATGATGGAAACAAATTTAAAAAACAAGTTCTTAAATTTGGAAAATGGTTCCATTGGGATGCTGACGGAGGTGTTTTAAACATTTCTGAAAAAGTAGTCGATGATATCGTTAAAAACTTTAAGAAAGGATTAATTGAACATGTATATGTTCCTTTATCTCATACTAACGATCCTGGCAAAAACGCAGGTGAAGTTATAAAACTTGTTAAAACAGATACTGGATTAGATGCTATTATAGAAATTAAGGACGAAACAGTAGCTGAAAAGATTAAGAAAGGACTTATTAAATGTGTTTCAGCTAGTTTAGATCCTAACTATAGAGTTAAGAAAACAAATAAATTTGTAGGTCCTACTTTATTGCATACTGCTTTAGTAGCAGAGCCTTATATTAAAGGTATGGATAATTTTGTTTCTCTTTCAGATGATTTCAAAGATAGAAACGTTATTCAATTGGAAGATCAAGAACCTAACTTTTTTGCAATTATGAAAGCACTTAAAGAATCTCTTGAAAATATAGAAGATAAAGTAGTAACAACTGATGAAATCGCTGAAGTATTTGCAAAACTTAACACAAACGTAACAAAAGAAGTGGTAGAAGAGGAAGAAGGGGAGGAAACAAAAGAAGGAGAGATAAAAGAAGAAGTGATAAAGGAAGAAGAAGTAAAGGAAGAGGAAGTAGTTACAGAAACAAAAGTTGAGGAAGAAGTTAAAGAAGAGGTTGTAGAAGAAAAGAAAGAAGAAACAGAAGTTGAAGAAAATACAGAAGGCGGAGATGAAGGAGGTGAAGTAATTGAAAAAAAGAAAGCGCCTGTTTTAGGAGACGTATGCTCAGTAGATGGTAAGCAAGGTAAGTATGTTAAGAAAGGCGATGAATTAGTATGTGAAGTTTTGTCAGAAAAAGCATTAGAAGATTTAAAAAAGACAAAATTTCAATCTTGTATGTCCGTTAATATGAAAGCAGGAAAGAGTATGAAAGAAGCTGCAAAAATCTGTAAGGAAGAAACAAATAAAACATTTGAAAAAATGAATTCAGAGGAAGTATCAGAGAAAAAGTCTGAGACTAAGTCTGAAGATTCTGCCCAGTTAGATTTTGCTGACGCAGAAAAAGTATATGAGGAATATCTCAATGAGGGCAAGCTAGTGCCTGCTCAAAAAGAGACATTCATCAAACTTATTAGTTCAGGAAAAACTTTAGAATTTGGAGACGATAAGGTCGATGTAGCCAAACTCATAAAGAATTTCATGGAGTCCCAAACTTCAGTTATCAATTTTGATGAAGAAGGAGTGGTAGAAGGAGAAGAAAAGGAAGAAAAAACATCAGAAGAAGAAAAAGGAAAGGAAGCAGATTTATCAGACATCCCAAATGAAGCAAAAGAACTATTTTCAAAAATGGGTCTTAAAGGCGAAGATGTAGGTAAATCATGGAATTATGCTAAAGAGTTGAAAGATGACGAAGATTCAGAAAAATCAACAACATTATTCAATTAATATTAACAATAAAACAACATGACAGCATTAACAGATAATTACGAAGCAAAAAGACAAGATGGTGAGATAATTTCAGTACCAGTTTTGTCTGCTGCAGTTATATACAAAGGAGCTATGGTTTGTGATAACGGTACAGGATATGCTTCTGCAGGAACCGACGCTGATGCAGCTACTTTCTTAGGAGTTGCAGTAGAAAAGGTAGACAATACTAGTGGTGATGATGGTACATTAAATGTTAGAGTTTATAAGACAGGTGTTTATCAATATGCAAAGGCAACCGCAGTTCAAACAGATCTCGGAGTTGTAGTATATGTGAGAGATGACAACACTGTTAGCACTTCAACTACAAACTCAATTTCTGCAGGATATGTAGTTAGCATTGTTGATAGTTCCACTGTAAAAGTCAGAATTGACTTAGCAGCTAAATAAAAATAAAATATGCTTACTAAAGGAGATATCCCAAAGTTACTACTCGCTGGAATGAAGACGAACTTCATGAAAGCGTATGAAGTAGCTCAAAAAGAACATTTAGATATTGCTACTGTTATTACTTCATCAAAAAGCTCAGAAACATACCCTTGGCTTGGAGCGGTACCGAAAATGAATGAATGGAGAGATGAAAGAATTCCACAAGCAATGTTAGAACACAACTTCACTATTGCAAACAGAGATTTTGAAGCATCTATCGCAGTTGATAGAAATGCTATCGAAGATGAACAATATGGACAAATCGAAGTACGTGTTAAAGAACTTGCGACAGAAGCAGTTAGATTTTTTGATGAACTAGCGTTTACCTTGATGGGTCAAGGAACAGGTACATCAGGTACTGCAGGAACTATCTACGACGGAGTTACTATTTCTTGTTATGATACAAAAGCGTTTTTCGCGACAAATCATACAGAAGGAGATTCCGGTACACAATCTAACAGAGGTTCATCAGCATTGAGCGCAACTGCTCTTCAAGCTTCAATAACAGCTATGAAAAAGTTCAAAAATGATAAAGGTAAACCAGCACATGTAAGACCTAACCTTTTAGTAGTTCCTACAGATCTAGAATGGGAAGCTAAAGAATTATTGAACTCACAGTATTATCCAGAAGAAGGTACTACTACTAATAAACTGGCAACAAATGTTTTGAAAGGTTCATTGAATCTATTGGTTAACGACTATTTAACAGATACAGACAATTGGTTTGTGTTCGACACAAACAGAGTAGTTAAACCTATGATTCTTCAACTTAGACAAGACCCACGTTTCGCAAGTTTAGTATCAGGTACAGAATCATCATTCATGAGAAAGAAACTTTACTTCGGTGTAGACTGGAGAGGAGAAATCTTATGGGGTGATTGGAGAACAGGATACGTATCAATCGTCTAAAGATTATTCATAATCCTTCAAATCTTGCTCAAGTGTTAAATTCTTTCCCACTACACTGGAGCAAGTGGAAAGAATTGAAGGACGTTATATTCTCTAAGTATAAAAAATAAAATAAAAGAATTATGATAGAAAACAAGAAATTAGTCATAGGTATTCCTTCCTCTGGTATGGTTGATTGGAGATTTGCTAGTAGTCTAATGACTTTACAACTTACTCAAGAAACAAGAATTGTTTGGACAGTTAAAGTTATGATTGATACTGCCAGAAACACTCTAGTTAAAGAAGCACTTAAAGATGATAGTTTTACACATCTTTTAATGATAGATGATGATATGACATTCGAACCAGATTTTGTTGAAAGACTTTTAGAACACGATGTAGATGTTGTTGGAGGTCTTGCATTCAAACGTAGTCAAGATTTCAAACCTTGTGTATATAGACAAAATAAGAAGGATATGAATTATTATCCTATCTTACCAGAAGTATTTCAAGAGGTTGACATTGTTGGAACAGGTGGTATGCTAATAAATATGGAAGTATTGAAAAAAATGAAAGAACCTTGGTTTTTCACAGATTATGATAAAGATGGTACTCATTGGAGTGTTGATTTTCGTTTCTGTCAAAAAGCAAAACAAAAAGGTTTTAAAATATTCGTTGATCCAGAGGCACCAATGGGACATGTTGGTAACTCTCCTATTATCGGTCGAACTGATTTTTTAAAACATGTAAAAGAAGAAGAAAAAATAAATAAACTTTTAAATAAAAAATAAAATGCAAGTAATCAAAGTAACAGCGACTGGAGTAGCACATACTGGTAAAACAATTATAGGTAATGTGAACTTAGTATCTGGTTCTGCTGCAGCAACAATAGTGTTGAATGATAGTTTAGATGGATCTGGTGATGACTTTGGAGCAATAAAAACAGCCAATGGTACTTCAAACAGAATGGACATGGAAAGCCAAGTTTTTAAAACTGGTATATATGCAACAATAACAGGAGCAGGGGCTTCAGCGTATATCTACGTTAAATAATAATTAAAAAAAATTACTTTTACGAGAGATATGGAAAAGACAAAACAAAACGATTTTTCTCATGAATATATCATTGAGAAGGTAAAAAAAGTATATCTATCTTATAGAGACACCCTTAGAAGTGTCTTTATGAGTATATTGTATAAATATACCTTAATATTATGAAAAAAGCTTTAACAATAGGTGTTTATGACCCTAATTTAATAATACAGGCTAGTCCATACTGTGGTGATCAAGTATTCGCAAAAGGATTAGAAGCAAATGGTCATGAGGTAACTAGATTTGATTATAGAAAAAGTCAACTTCCTAATCACGAACTGTTAAAACTTTCAGATGAAACAAAACCAGATTTGTTTTGGTTTGGTAAAGCTGAAAAAATAAGTGAAAAAACTATAGAAGTATTAAGAAAACGATTTCCAAAAGCAAAATTTATTAAATGGTTCGCAGATATATGAAACGAACCAACTTCACATGATATGTCACATAACAAACATATGGATTGGTGTTTTGGTACTTCGGGTGGAGAATACTTAAAGAAACATTTATTGTCTACTATGAAAGGAGTCGCTTCAATAATTACTTTCACTGATTCTGATTTTTATAAAAAACAAGAAGTGGAAGAACAATATCAGTCAGATATACTTTGGACTGGTAGAAAAGGGTTTGGTGATAATGAAATGAGAAATGAAGTGATTGATTTTCTTAGTCGAATTTCTAATGTAAATGTAAAAATAACAGGTTTGAATGATTGGTTAGGCGATCCAGAGTATCTATATTATATAAACGGTACAAAAATAGGAATTGGTGCAAATAGTTTTAATAGAACAAAGTATACCTCAGACAGATTAGGAAATTATATTTCATGTGGTACTTTTTATCTACCACATTATTTTGAAGGAATAGAAGAAATATTTACTAGAGGTGTGAATATCGATTGGTACGATTCTATCGAAGAATTACAAAAGAAATTGGAATATTATTTATCAAATCCAGACGAAAGAAAAAAAATTGCTTCAAAAGCAAATAAATTTGTATTAAAATATTTTGACACTAAACCATTAGTTAATAATCTTCTTCATATTATTAAAACAGGCAAAAGTCAAAACAAATGGGACGATGTTTTTTTAAACTAAATATATCTTTATTATAAAATATTAATAATCATTAAATAAAAGTACAATGTATAAAAAAAAATATTTAAAAACACTTACAAAAAAGATGGATAAGAAGAATGAAGAATTCACGAAAAAGTTGTTATCAGATGAAGAGAAATTAATGAATTTATCTCCATACGAAACATCAGATTATATTAAATGTAAAGGACGTATGATAGAGGAATTCGAAGGCAAAATAAGAGTGGCTTTCGTTCGATGTCCAAAATGTAGAAAATTTATAAGTATACATAAAGATGAGATTGGTAGAGAAGGTTTTACGAAGATTAGAAAATGTCTTTGTGGAGTAAAAACATCTTTTATTTTAAAAAAATGGAAAACTAAAACATAAACATATCATGGAAGTAACAACAATATTACAAACTAAAAGAATAAGTAATTCCAAAGGTAAACATTGGAAATTATCTACAGAAACTAAAAAGAAATTTAGTGACGTAGCAAAAAAGAATGGATTTGGTAAATGGATGAAAGGAAGAAAAAAGAAAGAAGAAACTATACAGAAAATGTTATTGACTAGAAAAGAAAGAGGTCACTCAAAATGTAACGAAAAGACAAAAGAAAAAATAAAACAGTCAGCGTTATTAAGATGGAAAAATCCAGAATTTAGGAAAAAAATGGTTATCGTTAACAAAACGTTAGATACTATAGAAAAAAGAAAGAAAGCATCTTCTGGTAATAAGAATGGATTTTTTGGAAAAACGCATTCATCTTTAACTCGTCAGAAATTACAAGAATATCAAATTCAAAATCCAAATCAATTATATTCCAATACTAGTATCGAAAGAAAAATAAATAAAGAAATCAAAAAATTAGGCTATATACAAGAAATTGATTTTTTCCAAAATTATCCTATAAAAAATATCGCAAATGTAGATTTCTTTTTTCCTATACAAAAAATCGTAGTACAATGTGATGGATGTTATTATCATGGTTGTTCGAAACATCATCCCGAAATGACACGTACAATAAAAAGAGATCTTTTTCAAAATAAACGACTTAGAGAAAATGGATATATAGTTTATAGATTTTGGGAACATGAAATAAACGAATCGTCTAAAAAATGTATAAATAAAATAAAAGAATTATGGAAATAACAACTATATTACAATTATATCGCCGACCAGAATATTTAAAAGAGCAAGTAGAAGCGATAAAAAAACAATCGATAACTTCTAAAATAATTGCTGTTCATAACGAAGGAGATGTATTATTTGAATATCCTAAAGAAATCGATGCTATAATATATTCCAGTGAAAATCTTAAATATCATTTAAGATACGCGATAGGTCTTTTAGCAAAGACTAAATACGTTTCTTTTTTCGATGACGATACTATATGTGGACAAAAATGGTATGAAAATTGTATAAATACTATTAAAAAACATGATTGTATTTGTGTAGCGAATGGAAGGATTATTGATAGAAAAAACCAAAGACAATATGGACCAGGTTGGCCTGATCCAAAAGAACATGAGATCGAAGTTGATTTTGGCGGTCATGCTACTTTTTTAAAAAAAGAAAACCTTAAATATATGTGGTATGATGATATTATTGAACATAATAATGGTGAAGATATACAATTAAGTGCAAATGCGAAGATATTTGGAAAAATACCAACGTATGTACCACCTTATCCATTAGCAGATAAATCTTTATGGGGTTCAGACCCAGAAAAAGCAATGAAGTATGGAGCAGATAAGGTAGCTTCTTATATTGTAAATCCTGCACATCATAAAGAAAGATATATTCTTTTTGATAAATACGTAGAAAGAGGCTGGGAGTTATTATTAGAAAAATAACATAATATATAAGACATCATTAAAAAAATCATTAGAGATCGTTCTAGAGCGTTAGAAAACGAATATATTAAGGTATTTAGATAAAAATATACAAACAAGATGAACATTTCAATTATAGCACCAATAGTATTATTGGAAAAAGAACTTTTAGATAGAACAAAGTTATTCTTTGAAGACATTAGAGCAGGTATGGACGAAGACGACGAATTGATAGTCGTAGACAATGGTTCCAAAATAGGTAAGGAAGATTTAATGAAAGCAGCAGATATCTATATACATACACCAGAACCAGTTGGTTGTGCTACTGCTTGGAATTTAGGCGCAAAAATAGCAAAAGGTAAATATATAGTAATTGCTAGCAATGATTGCAGAGTTGGTAAAGATTGGGCTAAAAAAACTATAGAAAAATTCGAAGAAAATGAAAAAATAGGAATTGTTTCTTGTAATGGTTCACATATGTTATCATCGACAGGTACTGCATTCAATGGTATCTTTTGGACAGTTAGAAAAAAAGTATTTGATGATATAGGTTATTTTGAAAAATTACAACCATATCAACCCGATGATTCTGATTTTTGTTTAAGAGCAGTTATAGCAGGTTGGGAAATCAAAGTAGCTGATTTTTTATATAGTCATCCATCTAGAAAAAGTACGCATACACAAGACGAATTTAATAATATTATTAAACATAGTTCTCTTTGGACAGAAAAAACATTTTGTGAAAAGTGGAATTTAGAAAAAGAACAAGAATGGTATAGGTATGCATTGAATTTTAAAAAAACAAAACAAACATGAAATTTGCATCTCTTACGATAGCGTATAATGAGGAAGATATGATCCGAGGTTGTCTCGAAGGTTTAAAAGATATTGATAGATATGTTATTATTTCAAAACCTTGGTTTGGTGCACATAAAAAGTTTGATAAAACTTTTGAATTAGCTACTAAAATGGGAGCAGTAGTAATACGTAAAGACTTTAAGACAGAACAAGATCAACGCAATCACTTAATGTCGTTTCTTCAAGAATCAGGATATGATTATGTATTCATAGTTGATTCTGATGAATTTTATACTAGAGAAGATATACAAAAAGCAATATCATATATCGAAAAACATTCAAACATAGAACAATTTATGGTAGGCACATGCAAATATTTATGGAAAGATTATAATTGGGAAATCATACCAAGATATAATAACATTATTCCAATTTGTATACGTTCTAATATGAGATTTAAATCTACAAGAAATGTAATAACGACAGATAAAGAAATTTTACCACCGAATATTACATTATATCATTTTTCATACGCTGGTAAAGATAAAAGAATTCTTAGCAAATTAGAACATTTTAGTCACGCGAATGAAATGAATCCAGAATGGTATGAAAAGGTTTGGAAAAATTGGAATCCAGAAATGGAAGACATTCATCCAGGTATGAATTGCCCTAGTAGTTTTAAAAAAGCAATACCTTTTAAAGAATGTCCAATAAATATTATTAATAGATTCAATAACAATATATGAAATTAAATTTAGGAAGTGGTAATAGAAAGATTGATGGATATACGACAGTAGACATACATCCGTTTAAAAACGTGGAAATAGTGCATGATATCGAAAAAAAATTACCAATACAAACAAACTCTGTTACAGAAATATATAGTAGTCATGCGTTAGAACATTGTAAAATGTCTGCAGTATCAGAAATGTTAAAAGATTGGTATAGAGTGTTAACTAAAGAAGGAATTGTTCGTCTTGTAGTACCAGAATTAATGTCTTCTTTGAAAAATTTTATAAATTCAGAAGAAAATGGAGACCGTTGGAAAGTAAGGATTGAATATATATATGGCGCACAAGACAACAATCATGGACAACAAACTCATAAATCAGGTTATACACCAGAACGTATTACTAATTTATTAGAAATTGCAGGTTTTCAAGTCGATAAATTAGAAATTATTAACAATGGTATAAATGATTGCATTCATTTATTAGCAAGCAAAAAACAAAATGGATAACATAAAAAAAGATACAGTTTTAGTAACTGGTGGAGCTGGTTTTATTGGTTCCCACTTAGTAGACGAATTACTTTTTCAAGGTCATCGTGTGATTGTCATCGATGATTTAAGCACAGGCAATAAAAACAATGTCATAAAAGAAAGAGATTTCGTATGTTCGTATTTATTTAATGAATTAAACATAGGATCGAACATTGCAGAAGAGGTATTAACACATTTGTTAAAAAGAGAAAATGTTAGATATATTTTTCATTGTGCTTCAATACCAAGAACACAATATTGTGTAGAAAATCCAGGAGAATGTAATCAAGCAAATGTAACTGGTACTTTAAATGTTCTTAATGCAGCAGTTAAATCAAAAAACATTAAGAAAATTATACTTTCTTCTTCTTGTGGTATATATGGTGCTCAAAAAAAGTTACCGATTACAGAAGAAGCTCCTATTAATATGGGTACTCCATATTCCGTCCAAAAGTATATGCAAGAACTATATGTCAATCTTTTCAATACTCTTTATGAATTACCAGCAGTTATTTTAAGGTATTTCAATGTATATGGTACGAAAAGACAAACAGAAAAAGGTTCATATCCTAATGTATTAGCTGCTTTTTCAAAACAAAAAAGAGAAAATGGCAAGATTTTTATAACTGGTAATGGTAAACAAAGCAGAGATATGGTGCATGTGTATGATGTCGTCAATGCAAATATTATTGCTATGCATTCAGATTTAGAAAACGCTGAAGTATTTAATATTGGTACGGGTAAAAAAATATCAATAAATAGTATGGCAAAACATTTTAAATGCCCTATTGAATACATAGAAAAAAGACCAGGCGAGGCAAAAGATTTGTATGCAGATATTTCAAAAACTATTAAAGGATTAAATTGGAAACCAAAGATTTCTTTTAAAAAAGGTATTCAAGGATATTTAGAACAGACAAATGATTTATTAAAAAAATAAGATCTTAGAAGATAGTCGAAAAAATTAAAAAAATGTTAAATAAAATTAAAATGGAAAAAAATATAAAAAATATTGCAGTGACAGGTGGTTGTGGTTTTATTGGTTCACATTTGGTAGATAATCTTTTATCAAAAGGACATAATATTACAGTATTTGATAGACACTACGATGAAAAAATGTTTGAGGAATATGGTTGGAAAAATAAAGTTGTCTTTAGATTAGGCGATTTAAAAGATAGAGATTCAGTATTTGAATTAGTTAGTCATTCTGATATTACTATAAATCTTGGAGGATTGCTTGGTACACAAGAAATGATGCAAAACCCAACAGAAGCGATTAATGTTAATATACTTGGTGCGATAAATGTATTCGATGCTATAAGACTGCATAATAAACGTGGATTTCAAATAGCAGTAGGTAATCATTGGATGAACAATCCTTATTCGATTACAAAAACAACTAGTGAGAGATTTGCTTTAATGTACAATAAAGAACATAATACAGATATTAGAGTATGCAGAGCTATGAACGTGTATGGTGAACGTCAATTACATAGACCAATAAGAAAAATATTTCCTAATTTAGTAGTACCTGCGTTATTAAATAAAGACATTACTATATATGGAGATGGTGAACAAATAATGGATCTGATTTATGTGAAAGATATGGTAGAAATTTTATCAAGAATTATTCTTAAAGATAACATACCAAATGATATCATTTATGAAGCAGGAGTAGGCGGTAAAATGACAATTAACAAAGCAGTTGATTTAGTATTAGAAATGACTAATTCTTCTTCAAAAGTAAACAAAATTGATATGAGACCAGGCGAAGAAGCTGGAGCTATCGTTGAAATTTCAGAAAAAGGTTGGGACAATCTTAAAAAATACATAGATTATTTTCCAGAGAATATAACACCTATGAAAGAAGCTATCCAAAAATCTATAGTATGGTATAAGGAACATTTATCAGATTTTGAATGGGACGAATAAAAAAAATATGAAAATATCTCTTATTTCACCAATAATGTCATTAAATGAAGAATTAGCATTGTTAACGAAAAATATGATTAGTGATATCAGAGAAGGTATGAACAATGAATGTGAATTAATCATTGTTGATAATGCATCTACACATGGTATAGAATACATGATCGAAGGGGCTGATATTTATATAAAAACAAGAAACAATAGAGGTTGGGGTGGAGGCAACAATTTGGGTATGAAAGTAGCAACAGGAAAATATTTTATATTTGTTAATAATGACATAAGCGTTAAACCAGGTTGGGCTGAAAAACTTATAGAAAGATTCGAATCAAATAAAAAAATAGGTACTATTTCGATCAATAGTAAAGGTGGTTTTGGTGGTTCGTTTTTTGCTATTAGAAAAGAAATTTATGATAAAATAGGTGATTTCGATGAAGAAAATTTTCCTTTGGGACATGCTCAAGACTGTGATTATTTATATCGATTGATGAAAGAAGGTTGGAATGATAACGTATTAATAATTGATGATTTCAAACATTTTGGAAGACGAACATATAATCAATCAGAATTTAAAGAAAGATATTCAAAACATAACAATTATTCTAAAAGCGATTTTATGAAAAAATGGGGATTTGAAGAAAAGGAATGGGAAAACAGAGGACATAGAGACTGGGAAAAAACAATATTATCAAAACCAAGTTTAGATAGATTTAATGAATTAGAAGCAGTTAAAAAAAGATTAGAAAAAAAATAATTAAACATAACATATTATATAAAATGAAAAAAGAAATTTTAATATCATTTGATGATTTATGGGAGGGAAATGATCATTGGGAAGAGTTTGAGAAGTTTGCAAAAGAATTTCCTAGTTTAAAAATAACTTTTTTCGTGATAACAGGCGAATGTTCTGAAGATTTTTTAAAAAAGATAAAACAACCTTGGGCACAATTAGTTTTCCATAGTTGGGAACATTCAGGTCATTGGCAACATTGGACAGTCGAAGAAACTAAAGAATGGTTACTTAAATTTCAGAAATATGGTTTCGAAAAAGGATTTAAAGCTCCTGCTTACAAATGGTCTGATAAACATATAGATGCGTGCAATGAATTAGATTATTGGGTATGTAGTTCACCAACTATACCAGTGAAAGCAAAAAAGTATTGGTATACTTATCCAAAAGATGCCTCTATTATGAATTATCCAACATATGATGAATACTATGATCATTTACAAAATAAAACATTTTCGAAAGATTTAGAGACATTAAAACAATTTTGTAGAGATAATGATCCAGAGTTTAAATTCATATCAGAAAAAATAAAAACACAATGAAAAGCAATACAATACATTTTATATGCAATGAATTTTCTAGAGGGATTGGTCAGAGTTTAGATTGGTGGAAATACAGATTATCCATTTACGAACACTATACTTTAAATAGTATCATCAAACAAACAAATAAAAACTTTTATTTATTAATGACTATTGACAATAGATTTCCTTTAAAAAAGGAACTAGAAGAGATATTAAAAAAATCTGGATTAAAATATATATTTGTCAATCGTTCAATAGAAAATGATTTTAAAAACAAAATAAGTATGTTACCAGATTTCGAATACGCGTTTGCTACTAGAATAGATTCTGATGATTTGTTTAGAAACGATGTAGTCGAAGAAATACAAACTTTTGAATATAGTTGGAAAAGAGCTTTAGTATTTCAAAAAGGTTATTGTTACAATTGTATAGATAATAAATTACAACATTATAAAGTATTCTCACCACCCAATTCAACTATTATGTACCCTAAAGATATTTTTGTTGATGAAGTTAAGAATAGAGAATATTTAGATATACATGGTCATGATCAAGTTTTTTCAAGAATGAATTCTATCGTTTTGTCTGAAAACAAATATATTATATTAATTCATAAAAGTAATCGAAGATCTGTATATATCGAAGGAGAACAAGCAGATGATTTAAAAAGGTTTGATATCAATGAAAATGAACATATTGATATATTAAAAAACTTTAGCATAACGAACAAAACACATAACAAAGTATGGAAAGAATAATAGAAAATAATATAAACACAACAGAATATTGGGACGCCTTTGCAAATGTTGATTACATGGAAGCAGATAGAAAAAGAGGAGGTAATATTTGTCGTTTTTCAAATATTTTCGAATACATAAAAGAAGATGTAGATATTTTAGATATTGGATGTCTTACTGGCAATCTTTATAATTTTATTAAAGAAAAGGAACTAAAAATAAAGTCATTCACAGGGATAGACATATCTGATAAATTGATAGAACTAACAGAAAAAAGATTTCCAGAACAGACATGGAAAGTAGCTAATTGTTATTCTCTTCCATTCGAAGATGATTCTTTTGATATAGTCACAGGATTGGAAGTAATAGAACATATTGAAGAACCAGAAAAAATGCTCCAAGAAATGATGAGAGTGACAAGAAAAAACGGTAGTGTTATTATAACTACTCCAAACAATAATTTTGTTAAAGATGCAGCACATATTTGGTCTTATTCGACTGCAGATATTTTCGATCTGTTAAGTAAAATTAGCAAAAATATAGAAATCATGAAAATCTGTTCTACTGATAGATATATTTTAGCTAGAGCGATTATTAATTTTAGTAATGAATTACCTACTTAAAAAAAATGAAAGAAAACACAAACGAAATATTTATTGTTGGTACTAGACCAGACATTATTAAAATGGCACCTCTTATATTAAAGATGAAGCCTTTTGTTATACATTCTGGACAACATAAAGAATTAGCAAAAGAAGCGTTTGAAATTTTTGGTATAAAACCAGACATTGATTTAAAATTAATGAAAAAAAATCAAACTATTATTAGTTTTATTTCGAAATCTATAAAAGAGATAGATAAAATAATAAAAATTAAAAAACCAAAAAGAATATGGGTTTTAGGAGATACTTCTACTGCTTATGTTGGTTCTTTAGTCGCTTTTACAAATAATATACCTTTAGTACACATCGAGGCTGGTTTAAGAACGCATGATAAATATAATCCATTTCCAGAAGAAATGTTTAGAATAGCTATCGATCAGTTTGCAGATATAATGTTTGCACCAACAAAAGGAAACGTCAAAAATTTACAAAAAGAAAACTGTTTAAATAAAGTATTCGAAGTAGGAAATACTATCGTCGATGCTTTAACAATTATTGAAAAGAAATTACCAAAAGAAAGACCAATACAAGAAAAATATATTTTAGCAACTGTACATAGAAGAGAAAGTATAGGAAAAGATATGTATGAAATTTTTAAAACTCTTAAAGAAATATCAAAAACTACAAAACTTATTTTACCAGCTCATCCAAATCCAAACGTACAGAAGATCATCAAACAAGTTGGTATAAAAGTAGTCAAACCTATGAATTATATAGATTTTTTATGGCATCTTCGTGATTGTGAATATGTAATAAGCGATTCAGGAGGTATTCAAGAAGAAGCATCATCTTTTGGTAAAAAAATTATTATATTAAGAAAAACTACAGAAAGACAAGAAATAATTAGAAAAGGTTATGGTATTCTTATTAAAAGAATGGAATATTTATATATGTTGAATAAAATTAAGAAATTCGTTTCTAAAAAAATAGACATTAATGAAAATCCATTTGGAGACGGTACTACTTCTGATAAAATCATAAAAATAATAAAAGAAAAGGGGTAAAAAAAAGATTAGCGTTTTTCTAATAACAGAAATATGAAAAAACAAACAAATAAGGCAATAAACAGAATAAAAAGCAAAAGAACATCTATTGTCATAAAAACGAAAAAAACAAAGAAAAAAATTATAAAAAGTACACGAAAACGTACAAATAAACATAATATATGCGTAATATCGCTTACTTTTGATAGACCAGAATATATCAAGAGATCTTTTGATAGTCTATATAAAAGAGCAGGTATGAAATTCGATCATTATGTATTTGATGATTGTTCGAATAAGAAAACACGAGAAATGTTATTAAAATTAAAAGAAAAATATCATTTCAAATTGTTTTTAAATAAAAATAGAGTAAGTATTTTCAAAAGATTTTATCTATCTTTATTAAAGATACCTTTAGATTATAATTATTATGTTAAATTTGATAGCGACGTAGAAATATTAAGTGATAACATGTTTATTCATATATTAGATATTTTTTCTTTTCCAGAAAAGGTAAGTGGTGTTATGCCAAGAGTTGAAGGAGTAAGAAATGTTGATAGATATGATAGTGGAATGGAATTTTTCAATGGACATGTTATAAAGAAAGAGTCATCTGCTACTTCTGGTTGTTGTATGTTTTTTTCAAATGAGATGTTTTCTTCTTTTGAAAGAAAAAGTTTAAGTGATATCAAGGAATTAAATTCAAAATGGGGTGTTGATTCTGTTTTGTATGATCATGCGTTAAAGATGGGAAAATTTATTGCAATTGAAGACGTTAGTGTATATCATATCGATAATGCATATGGACAAAGACGAGTAAACCCTTCTTATTTTACTAAACGTAACAGATGGAATGTTATTGATATCGATGAAGTATGGTATATGAATGCATCGAAAATATACGCCCCTCAATATTTAAATAGAGCAGCATTAAGCAAATCAAAGAAGGAATCGCATAATTTTAAAGAGTTTATTGATAATACTGAACAATTTTTTGATACTTCATATGTTAAAGGAAAAGGTAACAAAAACAGATTAATAAAAAAGTTTAATAATAATAAAAAGGAAGAAAAAACTGTTTTTTTGAAGAAAATGTACAAAATAACTTCACCTTCGAACTTTAGAAAAGATCCAAATATGACTCATGGTACTTTCAAATATTTCTCAGAAATACCTATTTGGGCTAAAAATAACATAAGACTAGTAACAGAAGAGATAGAAATAGACACAAAGAAAAGAAAAAAAGAAACAAAAGATATCAAATTACATATTTCCGAAAAATAGAGGTATAATTGAAAGGATATATGTTTAGGATATTCATGTGATTAATGTTAATAAAGCACTTAAAAAACATATCAAAAAATAATGTTAGTTTTTGTATAAAGGCCGAACTAACGATATTAAAAATCAAATATAACTTCTTATAAACATGAGAGTAAAAGTAAAATTTATAACCTCAATGATGAAAAATGGCAAACTTAGAAAGCCAGGTGATGTAATGGAAATAGATGCTTCATCAGCTGTTCTACTTGCGGCAAAAAATAATGTCATCATACCTGGTTATCAAGTAAAAAAAGTAAAAAAAGAAATTGAGATAGACACTCTTGTTGTTAACGAAGAAGTCGACAAAAAAATATGAAAGAAGCAAAAAATTTAGAAAGAGCATTAATGAAGGGTTATATAAAAATTGAACTTTTTGATGATGAAGGAAATCTTAAAGAATCATTAGAAAAACACAATACTTTTATGGCTGTTGGAGATGCTCATGTCGCAGATCAACTTGCTGCTACACCCGCTGAAACTGCAATGGGTTATATGTCAGTTGGTACTGGTTCTACTGCTTTCACTACATCAAGTACTGTTTTGAATTCAGAAATAGATAAAAACGCATTAAGTGCAGGTTATCCAGAACAACAAGCTGGTGCTGCTGATAATGACGTTATTTATAAAGCTAATTGGGCGGCAGGCGATGCTACTGGAGCACTTACTGAAGCTGGTATTTTCAATTCTTCAGTTTCAGATGCTGGTATAATGTTGGCTGCTTCAACTTTCTCCGTTATTAACAAAGGAGCATCCGATTCGTTAACAATCACTTGGACAATTACTGTTGGTGCAAGCTAATTATGATTTATTACATCTATATGGTGTAATTAATATGTAGTTAGTTATTCGAATAACTATCTAATATCTATTAAAGGGCTCGTGTTATAGTTTTTTTAATAACAAGAGCTCTTAAATAGAGGTGAACAATATAAACAAATAAGAAAAACATATGAATGAAAAGACTAGAATAACAATTGGCATTCCTACCTCGAACGCTTATTTGCATAGAAAATTCGTTCAAAGTCTAATGAGTCTCAGATATCCTAATAATGTTGATGTTAATATTAACATTATAGAAGGTTTTCAATTACCTTTCGCACGTAATCGAATAGTTCAGTCAGCATTAAAAGATAATTCTGATTATATTTTTTGGTTAGATGCTGATATGGTATTTACACCAGACGTTTTAACTAGATTATATGAACGTAAAGTTGATATTTGTCATGCTCTTTCATTTAGACGAACTAAACCACATTATCCATGTGTATTCAAATGGGTAGAAAAAAATAAATGCTTTGAAACGATCGATTATTCAAAAATTCAAGAAGAAATATTCGAAGTTGATGCTGCTGGTTCAGCATGCACATTAATAAGTACAGACGTATATAAAAAATTGTCAGTTCCATATTACTATTATAGAGATAATTTAATTAGTAGTGATTTGACTTTTAGTGAAAATGTAAGAAAAGTAGGATATAAAATTTGGATAGATAAAACATTAAAAACAGGACATATAGGTGAAGAAATTGTAGTAACTGAAACTACATACTTGTCAAATCTATCAAAAAAATCGATTGAGGAATGGAACAAAGATATGAAAAAAGGATTAGAAAATAAAAAAAATATTAATGAAAATACATCTATCGATTCTTAATCAAGGTTCGATTTGTGATGACCTAGCTATAAAACTACCAAGATGGATTGATGAGTGTCGTACAAAAGGACATTCTATTTATTTCGAATCATGCAAATTAAGACCAATTGAGAACAATCGAAACACAATAGTAAAACGTTTTCTTGAATCAGATTCAGATTATTTGATTCAAATAGATAATGACAACGTACCAGATAAAAATCCATTATTATTAGTCGATACAATGGTTGAAAATAAAATTGATATTTTAAGTTGTCCAGTATGGATTTATCAACATAAACTTTGTTTAAACATTTATAAATATGATGACGAACAAGAATTTTTGTTACCTATCGAACCGAACGAATATTCCGGTTTGATAGAAATCGATGCTACTGGAACTGGCCTTTTATTATGCTCTAGAAGCGCTCTAGAACCCTTAATAAGACCTTTCGAACGTCTTTTTGATGAGATACATGGCATTGAAATATTAGGTCTTGATTTAGCTTTTTCAAAGAAAGCTAAAGAAGCAGGATTTAAGATTTTTTCTCATCTTGATTATATTTCAAAACATTACAAAAATATCGACATTAGCACTTTCTTAAAAAAATAAAAATGTTAAGCATAATTATACCAGCAAGAACTGAAAAATTTCTTAATAAAACAATTTACGATTTATTAGAGAAAGCGACTGGAGAAATAGAAATCATTGCTGTTCTTGATGGTTATGGAGACACTCCATATGAAAAAGTAAAAGATCCTAGAGTCAAATATATATCTTTTCCTTTACCAGTTAATTTAGAAAGAAGAAAAAGACAAGCTGTTAACGCAGGAGTATCTATATCTCATGGTGAATATGTTATGTGGATCGATGCTCATTGTGTAATAGGAAAAGGTTACGACGAAATATTAGCCAGAGACTGTAAGGACGATTGGGTAATGGTGCCTAGAAGATATAAAATGGATTACACGAAATGGGACAGAAAGATTGAAGAAGACAGACCACCTATTGATTATGTATATCCTATGTGGCAATACTTAAAAAAGAAAAATAGAATAGCAGGATATAAATGGGACTTAAAGTCAATAGCAAATAAAGACATAATGATAGACGATATAATGATTACTCAAGGCTCACTTATATTCACAACTCGTAAATGGTTCGATAAAATGAAATTCATGAAGCTAGAAGGATACACAGGATGGGGACAAGAAGGAGAAGAAGTATGTATGGAGACTATTAAAGCTGGTGGAAGAGCAGTAGTAAATAAAAATACTTGGTATGCTCATCTACATAAAGGACAAATGCATGGACGTATGTATAAATGGACGACAGTTGAACCTAGTTATGCGTATTCATACAATTATTGGGTACATGAGAATAAAGAATTCTTTATAAAATTAATAGAAGATAATCTTCCAATACCGAACTTCCATAGCGATTGGAAACAAAAATTATATGACAAAAAATAAAATAGGA